ATAAAACGCATACTTTAAAGATAACTTATACAACTAACTATATAAAATGTCGGCGGGAGTTTGTGCGTGTGCGTGTGTGTGCGAATATTAACGGCGGTAAAACCTTAAAGGTTAAATATGGCGGGGTTTATTGTTGTCCTATGGTATTATTAATAATATCCGCTCGAATAGGGTGACTAGTGCCACCGGGGGGGACTGGGTACTTGTATGCAATGTCGGCATATTTTTACCCAAAATGGTTACTTGTACAACTTACGGTGCAACGTGTTAGGTACTCCCCTGATTTGCAACGTGTTATGTAGAGACGTGGTGGGGTATATAGTGTATTTCCCCGGAGGATCTACTCCGATTGTATCCATCAGATCCACTTTTGTCAATAAAATAATTATTTTTCTTGACGTATACGTGCTAAGTACCTATTATATAGGTAACAAAGCATCATTTAAAGCGTATGCAACCAATCATATCACACCTAAACAAGTGCATTTTGGCTTTATTTGAAATGATCCTTTGTTTTTATCTAAGGAAATCCCATGTTTGAAGCATTTGTACTCATCTGTCTCATAGGACAGCCTACTATGAACGCAAATTGTGAAGAACTTATGGACACACGAGGCCCGTACAAGACTCACGACAAGTGTTTATCACGAGTATATGAGATTCAAAGGGAATTATCCCTGTACAAACCTCACATGGAAGCAAGAGCATACCGTTGTGACGAATTTACTCCCGAAACAAAGAAGCAAAGAGCGTGAAATAAGTCCTCAACAAGAGGAATTTCTCGATCATCTCTTTGAAAATGGTGGCAATGTCACTGATGCAGCCCTAAAAGCAGGTTATGCAAAGGGATCTGTGACATGGCTACGCAATAGTTTAGCAGATGAGATCATTCGACGCACCCAAAACGTGCTGTCTATGAACGCATTTAAGGCGGCTACACGCCTTGTAACGACAATTGACAACCCAGTACCCGAAAGAGGTGACGACCTACGCTTCAGGGCTGCAGAATCGCTCTTAAACAGGGTCGGACTGGGTAAACAAGAAACAACCAACGTAAATGTACAGGCAGTACACGGTATTGTCCTGTTGCCACCCAAGAAAGACGTAGTCATTGATGGAAATTGAGTGGTGGCAAGCACTCTTGGTTACAATGGTATCGATTAACACAACAATCAACCTTATTGTATTCTTCAGAGGTAGAAAAATAATGAAAAGGGAACGAAGTAATGGATAAAACTAATATAAAAAATCCAAGTCCATTAAGAAGGATTACACAATACTTTTATAATAAAGAAGTAGATAAAAAAAATAAAAAGCAAAAAGATGCTGCAATGATGAAAGTAGATGATTTTAAGCAAATGGATGAACAAGCTAAGATTATGAGAAACATGAGAGTTGGAGTATACTTAGATAAAATGAAAAAAGAATATGCTAAAGGGTCAAACACTAGAAAAGCAGACATCAAAGGCGAATGACAGATACCCCCAAACGTGGTCGCCCAAAGAAAGACCCCAACGCTCCTAAGCAAAGATACCACTACACTGCAGAAGTCAAAGCACGTAAGCAAACGCAACGTAGACTATCTGAAGCAAAGAAACGAGCAAAGAAGGTAACGCAACAGGCTGAAAGCAAACGACGTTACGCACGAAAGCTCGAAGAAAAAATAACCAAAATAGATAAGGCTCTTAACAGTAATGAAACTACCGTCATTGACAAAAAAGATCTTGACCAACTTCCAGATGTTGTTGAACAACTGGTGGATGGGCGTGAAATTATTTTTCAGCCAAACGAAGGACCTCAAGAAGAATTTCTTTCCTCAAGTGAAAGAGATGTTCTGTACGGTGGTTCAGCAGGTGGAGGAAAAAGCTTTGCCCTTCTTGCAGACCCGCTACGGTATTGCCACAATAGCAACCATCGTGGGCTTCTTCTTAGGCGTACTCTGGATGAGCTAACAGAACTTATTGACAAATCTCGACAGTTATACCCACGGGCGTATCCCGGTGCAAAGTTCAGGGAGTCAAAATCTACATGGCACTTTCCATCGGGTGCAACGATTTGGTTTACGTATCTTGACAAAGACAAAGACGTAACACGATTTCAGGGTCAGTCCTTTAACTGGATAGGCATAGATGAGATAACCCAATATCCCTCGCCTTATGTTTGGGATTATCTCCGTTCACGACTCAGAGCGACTGATCCTGAACTACAAAAAAATCTGTACATGCGTTGTACAGCGAACCCCGGAGGAGTCGGAGGTTGGTGGGTCAAGAAGATGTACATCGATCCATCACAACATAATTCAACTTTTCCTGCAATGGACATCGAAACAGGTAGACCTTTTGTATGGCCCAAAGGGCATGAAAAGGAAGGCGAACCTCTTTTTTATCGTAGGTTCATACCTGCCCGTCTCACCGACAACCCCTATCTGTTGGCTGATGGACAATACGAAGCGATGTTGCGTTCACTACCCGAAGTCGAACGTAAGCGACTTCTTGAAGGCGATTGGGAAGTAACGGAAGGTGCAGCTTTCCCAGAGTTCAGTAGAAGTAAACATGTTACACCGTATTTTGACCTTCCGCCAAACTTCCCAAGAATACGAGCAGCCGACTACGGCTATGCAAGTCCTTCTTGCGTTCTTTGGGCTGCTATTGATTGGGATAATAATATCTGGGTTTATAGGGAGTTATACGTAAAACAGTTGACAGCAGAAGAGTTAGCTGATAGAATACTAGAAGTAGAACAAGAAGACCCGACTCCCCACTATACAGTACTTGACTCATCGTGTTGGAACAAGACAGGCTTTGGTCCTTCCATAGCCGAAACAATGATGAGATGTGGTGTACGTTGGATGCCATCAGACAGAAACAGACTTCAAGGTAAAATGGAAATACATCGTAGGCTTGCTGATGACCCTCGAACAAACGAACCTAGACTACGAATATTTCCGAACTGTGTCAATCTTATCAAGCAGCTATCAGGCATACCTCTTAGCAAAACAAATGCAGAAGATGTGGACACAAAGGCAGAAGATCACGCATATGATGCACTACGATATATGTTAATGACAAGGATGACAGGATATGCGTCGATTCATAAAACGCTTGGTGGTATCAAGAATCAGGTCTACCAAATGCAGGATCAAACATTTGGGTATTAATAAATGGCAATGAAAAAACCCGCAAAAGAAGTATTAGACGATATAAAAGCTTTCGATCAGTTTAGAGCTTTAGTATTCCCTGATGGAAACATACCTTCTAGTGCAGAAGTACAAGATAGGATATTGTCTAAAAGCAACACAGTAAAAGATTCCGTGTTGGCAAACATCTTTGATAAAGGTGTACCAGAGATACCAATATTAGAAAATCAAGAAGCAGTTAACGAAGGATACGTTAGCCAAGAAACTTTTGATTTTTACAAGAATAAATTCAAACCTTTATTTAGTAAAAAGTTTGCAGAGGGTGCAAAAAAGATAACCACTGTATTAAGTAATACTAATAAAATAAAGAACAGAATAAATAAAACTTTTAAAGAATATGCTAATCAAGACTTTTTAGAATTAAATTTTGACGAAATAAACAGTAAATTAAAAAGACTAGGAGCAGAACAAACAGGTCTTAGAACCGCTGCTATAGCACCTCTTGAAGTAAGTATAGGCAACATAGGCAGTGGAAGTCCTAGTGTTGCAAAAGTAAAAGATACTAAATTACCTGAAGGAGAGATACCTACAAAAGGTGTGTTAAAAGCTATGCTAACAGGTATAGGTGAAATACCTGATTTAAGCCTGCGATATGCCACCTTATTATCCATTTTAGGGTACAGAGGTGAAGATCTCATAAACATGAAGGTGGATAGAGAAGAAGCTATAGGTGCAAGAACAGGATCTACTACCAGAGCTTACTACGATGCTGAAACAGGAGTAATAGTTGCTCCTAAAAAATTAAGAGGTAGAGGTAAAAAAGGTTTACCCCCTGATGCTACTCTTGGGCCTGTCTTTTCTCAGGTAATAAAAAAAGCACACGCTTTAGCCTTAGATAAAAATACTTCAGCCATATTCGACGGCATAACAACAACAGATATAACAGAAGCACTTAACACATACGTTTTTGATAAGATATCAGAGTCTGATATAGCAAAGATAGGAAGAAACTTAACTGACTATACAGACATGCGAAGAATTATTGCCGCTGTCATAGCAAATGAATTTGGTCAAGAAGATATTGCTTCAGAGATAATTGGACACAAAAGTGCAACCAGTGTAGATAATTCATTTGATAAAGTTTTAAGAGATCATTACGTAAGGTTAAAAGACAAAAATGTAGAAGCTCGTAAAAGTGCATTGTTTGGGTTTGAAGCCATGCTTGCAAATGTGGCAGGTGTAGATGATTCTTTAAAGTTAGGTAAGTTACTCAAGCTTGAATTACCTGAAAATGTAAAATCTGTTTACCCAACTAAAGAATCTTTTACTGTAGACACAAAACCTATAGTAATGCCTACCTCTCCAGAAGAAGTGGAACAAGCTAACAAAGTTGCTGAAGCAAATACACAAGCTGTTATATCACAAAAAGGTGCAGAGAAAGCAGCATTTGATAAACAAGCCGCTCAAGATCTTGTAGAAACACAGCAGTTAACAAAACAAGCAGCCGAGAATGTTGATGAGTATGTTGCAAATCAATTAAAAATAGAAGGTGCAATAGAAGCAAAGAAGCAAGAAGAGAAAGAAGCAAAAGATAAGGCAAGTAAAGAAGCGAAAGTTAATGCAGGAAAAAATAACTTGCAGTCTATATTTGATGATTCACCTGACATCGATACTACAACAAGAGTAGAGGTATCTACAGATAATATAGATCCTGAGACAGGTAAAAATTTTACACCTGCAAAAGTAGCCGCTCTAACTGCGGCAGGTATATTTTTTGTGAGTTCATCTGCACAAGCTGCGGAACTGATTCAAGATGTAGCATTAGAAACTGGTATTGAGGGTACGGCTGCAGCGTTATTTAAATCTGCACCTAAAGCTTTTGCTAAAGTAGCTCCTTTTGCAGCAACATCTATGGTATTACCCACTTCTGATACAAATATTGATGAAGTACAAGATTTTGCAAGACAAGATGTGGAGCAGAGATTTTTTACTGACCCAAGTATGACAGATAGACCTATATATCAAGATGATCGTCGACTACCAGAAAATCCAACAATGTTTTCAAAAAGTGCTTTGCCAACTTCAGAGTTGTACAAACAAAATGTCAGAACAAAAAGTCAAGTAAGAAAACAACAAAAGCTAAAATTAGAAGAAGATAAATCCAATCAGTTAGCAAACAAATTGTCTCCGAGACAAAGAGACATGACTCCGGGTTTCGTTACCCGACCAAATAGATCTGAGTTAAAAGACATAACAGATCAACAACTTAAATCAAACAACTTTCTAGGGAGATAGAAATGCCTAACAACGATTACAATTATGGTGCTGCTTACATCATGAACTCAGATAAGACATCTGTAAACGATGACATGGGTTCTAAGCAGTTATACAGAGAAAAGCCAGAGTTTACTACAGCAGTAGATCAAGATGCTTTACAAGTCGACATGCCAAAGAAGCAAACTAAACCTACAGTCCAAGCTTCTTTATTTAAAATGGCTGAAGAAAGAGACTACTAATAACAAATAGGTAAATCATGGCTGATGAAAACTTTCTTCAACCTGCTACTGATAGTGAAGTTCCTGTACAAAATCCTAGCGAACAAATGCCCGGATTGGCAGGATACATCAAAAGCAAGTTTGAGGACTCAGAAAATGGCAGACGCAGTTATGAACTAC